TTATTCAATATTAGGGTAAAAGTAGTTGCGTAGTCGGGCAAGCATATCCAGATCTGCTATTAAAGCACTACAATCTGCATAGCCATATTGCTGTAATAGCAGCGTATTTATCCAATTCAGACGATTATCCAGGCGTTTACAAAGTTCTGTTTCTAAACAGGTGTTGGTAAATTTTTCACTATTTTGCCATACATAGTTAATCAGTTCCTCGTCTGTAAAATGGCATAAAGTTATTTTATTGTTAATCATTACTATGCCTCTCATATAACAGCGCTTATAGGATTATATTCTTTACTGTTCATAACTTTTTTCTTATTTTTTTCCTCGTTTGATTTCCTCATGTTTCTCTTTATTAAATACTGACTATCACATTTTTTCAGATGATTAAAAGAATTTGATACTGATAAAGGTAGTCAAAAATTAACCTACATGATAATCAATAATTTATCAATGTTTCTCCTTTGTAGACCTGCTTATGTGTTTTGGCAAATATACTATTTCATCATGCTTTTATTAATTAATAAATTAATATTTTTATGTATTTATTTAAATTCTTATTTATGTTTTAATCAAAATAAGGTAAGTGTATTAATTTTATTCAAATCTAATTTTATTATGTTCTCAGTACTTATAACAGTTGATTTTAGCCAGAAATGGTTATATCGATTGGTTCCCAATCATCACTATTTTTACAAGATAACCAACTAAGAGATGTGTCGCCGATGTTGTACTCATTTTCTTCAGTTGTAGAAATAACTACTCCATGGCTTTCAGAAAAAAATAAAACAATAAATCCATATTCCGGATCTCTGCGAGCTACCGGATATGTAATTCTCTCGCTTGAAGGTTTGACAATTTCCAACATAATTAGCTCCTTGAAAATATGATTAAGTGGTAGTAATAAAAAATTTGCTATTACCAAGTTCTAAAAACTGAAACATACTTATATGTGACAAATATGCTGTAGTTTTTAAACTCACTTTAATTCTGTTTTGGCTAAAGTCTATTTAGAAAATAATTAACAAATAAAATATACAAAAGTTATTTAACCTAAGTTTATGAAAAAGAGTAATTAGTTCCGTCATAAATTTCTTCCTTTTTAAAGTTTTGTTTAATGTTAAAGCCATTAGTTTCCTAACTTTTTCCATGTGTATATATTACAATTGTAATTAAATATTTGCAATCATTTTTGTGATAATTTAAGTGTAAATTTTATAATTATTTGATTATTATATGTTTTAAAGATTAATTTTGTGATTGAATGACGTAAAAAAACCGCTATTGGATAGCGGTATGAATTTAGACTTTTAACCTCCTCGCCAGACCATCTTACCAAGCACTTTGAATTGATCATATGTTTCCTGTGTAACATGCATAGTTTCATAGTCACGATGATAGCTAATAATATCTATACCATTTTCTGTGTTGCGTAATTCTTTTATATATAATCTGTTTTTATAGATTATTGCATATACACCGCCATCTACAATTTCCAGATCATTTATGTTTAACAAAATTGTATCCATGTCATAGAGTAATGGCTCCATAGATTCGCCACGGACATACATTGCTTTAAGAGATGACTCATCAAGCCCCTTTCTTTGTAACCAGCTTTCTCTGAAAAGCAATTTATCTTGAGTATCACGAACTATCCAGGTTGCGTTACCCATACCTGCAGATAAACTAATATCATAATATGGAATCTTCACATATGCCCCAATACTGTTACTAATATTTTTGTCAGAATAACTACCAATTTCAGAGGATAACGGAACGACGCTTAAGTCCTTTACACCGTTTAATAAGTAATTCGGTGTGGTATCAAGAACCTCTGCAAGCTCTATGATTTTTTTGGTGCTTTTATTTCTGCCTGTTTCAATTTGAGCTATTGTACTTTGTGGAACGCCTGCCATTTTTGCTAATTTAGCCTGTGAAAGATTTTTACCCTCACGAAGCTTAGCCAGACGTTCGCCGAATGTGGTCATGGATCACTTTCTGAATAAAAGTCAAAATTTATCACATTTGTAATAATGCTTCAATAGCCTAATTTTATCATTTATTTAATATAAATTTATATGAAGATTTGTTTATAATTCATTATAAATGAGCGGTTATATTATATTTTAAAGTGTTATCGAATTTATTATAGGCTTCAGATTTGTTATCAAATATTAGCTTAATTATAATCCCATCACATTTTATTAAAAATAGTAACAACTATGCTATATGCTACTATTAATATTTAGAGCTATATATTAACTAGTAAAGTATTAAGAGTTAATCAGAGCTAGTATGGTCATAATTACCAATAAAAAACGCTGCACAAATTTGTTATAAATAATTCAATTCTTAAGTGATAATTGGTTCATTTATTTTGCTATAAAAATAATATTTTGATTTTAAATATTTATTGTAAAATTAAAATTTATTAACACATAATAAGTCGGAATTAATTTTACGCATTGTGCTGATTTATATTAAACTGATTTGCAGAAAATATGAATTTATATGAATAAAATTCATTTTAATTAATCTTGATTTTTTCAGAATGGTAGGGGATAATTCCTCTGATTCCAAAATATCTAAGCTAGTAATAAATATTTTTCTATGTTTATTCATTTAATGCTATAAGTATTCAAAAACTAGCAATAAACAAGTCAAATTTTTAGATATATATTTTAAATTTTTCTATGACAACCCCGCAAATATAAAAGTTATCAGACATTTTAATAATCGGGTAGCGATTATTAAGTGGTTTCAAATAATGATAGCTACCCTCACTGATATACTGCTTAAACATGGCTTCGTTATCATTTTTACGCACAATAACAAAACAGCCATTTTTTACAGAATGCTCTGGATCAACAATAATTCTGTCGCCTGTGGTAAATTCAGGTTCCATGCTATCACCTTTAATTTCAAGTGCAAATGCCTTGTTTCCAGGTTTGCGTAGTGTTGGTACCCAGATAATATTGCTTTCTGTTAGAGCATTTTTGTCCAGCTGTTTGTTAGCATCTACCCATGATAGTAAGGGCACTTTATAACCATTAAACAAAATTTCGTTAGTTTCAAATGAACCAATACCAAAATGCTCAGGTTGAACAACATCGGCAAAATATGAAACCAGCTTGTCAATATGTGTTTTATCTACACGACCAGTCTGGATCCAACTAGTTACTGAAGGTGGCTTGATTCCAAATGCACGAGCTACATCCGCTTTGCGGACACCTTTGAGTTCAATCGCCGATTTAATTGCCTCACCTAATTTTTTACCAGTATACATAATTGACCCTTAGTTTATACCTAATCTTATTTAGTGATTATATAATTAGGCAATGAATTGCATTTTATTAGTTATTAACTTATTATTATGACAATTTTAATAGATAATTACTGCTTTTATTAATTATAATTAATTTTATTTAAGGTATAAGTAAAAATATATTTATTAAATTATATGATAATACAAATACATAATCTAATTTATAAAGAATATCTATAATATTAAAAGGAATCATATGATTTTACAAAAAAATATTTAACCAATATTTAATCTGAGTATATATTTTGAATATTAATGCATAATTAAAAAATATAATAAATTAAACCATTTATTGTAAAATAAAATTAAATAGCATATTTATTAAATTAAGGTATATCTATGAAAGACTATAAATTTGAAGTAGATCTGGCGGAAAATGTATTGCGCGCTTATGAATATTGCATGAGAGACACAATCAAAAAAGGGCATTGCCGAAGTATAGAGTGGAAATATCAGGCACATACACCGGAAAAAAAAGTTCAGCAGACACTTTATCCTACTTATCAGCCAGAAGTGTATGATATGGTAAAAGCATCTATGGGAAATCTGTTTTACAAAAATCGTGAAGCTTTTGCTTTATTATCCAGTAAATACTGTAAATTAAGTCCTTTATATAAACGTCAGAACCAAAATACAATCAAACGTAATCAGCGTAGACGTTATTCCAGTAAGGACTGGAATGAGTCAATTGAACAAAGTTTGTGGCTTTTTTGGCAAGAAATGAAAACACAATCAGATTTTAAAAAATATTTTCGGTTTTCTTCTTGACAATTAGTTTACAATGATTATAATACATTTATATTTTATAGGTATGCTTAACCTTAAACAGCTGATAATTAAAGTTCCCGAAAGGGAGCTTTTTTGCGTCTTGAGATAGCGTTTTCACTTCCTTTTGCTATTAAGTTAAATTTTATATTTCGTTATTGAATGAGTAAAATTAAAGCAGGTTTATAGCTCAGCTTATATTTTATTTTTAAAGTAGTATTTAATTAATTATTTTATATTCAATTTTAGTTTAATATTTATATATTAATAAATTGAAGTTAAATATTTATAAAATATATAAATATTGATATTTTCAAATTGTCAATAATTCATAAAAATTAATTTATTAATATTTTTTTGAATCTGATATTTATATATTAAGTTGAATGCACATTTCTGGCACTTGACTCAATATCTGATGAAAACATTTATTATTGATATTAAGATTGTAATTAAAGAATCTATAAGAAGCCTCCTCTGTAAATGATTTGGCCGATTAATTCAATATCATTTAATGATACAGATTTCATCTGGATATTCATAGAAGTTATAGCTTTTAAATGGTTATTTTAATAACCAATTAAGTTTATATTACCTTAAACTTACATAAAGTTAAAACAGCTAATCAACTTATTATATAGTTTGTAAATATATTTTATTAAATATTGGTTAGTTTGTATAAGGTTAAAATTGAAAAACTAAAATTTAGATACATAGAATTTATTTTTAAAAAGGAAATACCTCAAAGGCTGCCACCTATGAGGTATTAAATAAACAAAACCCAAGACTAATTTAAGGAGTTTTGAATGGATAATGATATCACATTTGTTTCTTTTCATGGGAGTAGTTTGGCTACTGTCAAGGTCAAAAATACTATTTACGTTTGCATGAAATCCGTGGTGCAGGGGATTGGACTGGATTGGTCAACCCAGCATCGTAAATTAAAAGGCTGCTACCAAAAATATGGTTGTGGATTTTTATCTATACCAAACAAAAGTGGCACTAAAAAAATTCTGGTTATTCCATTAAAAAAACTGACTAACTGGTTGCAAAGCATTAATCCGAAAAAAGTAAAAGACAGTTTGAAGGAATTGGTTGGGGTGTATCAGAATGAGTGTTCTCAAGCCATTCATTCACATTGGCGTAAATCAAGAGTAGCTAAAAAGCGTGGCCGACCTGGATTGGTTAAAGAAAATGGCGCTTCTGGATTGTTACCGGCACAGATTACCATGATCAAGACTTTGCACAAACAGCTGGTAATGTCTGTTGAACCTGAAAAACAGACTGAACTGGCTATGACATTATGGCAGGCTGTACGCACACGTTATGGTGTCAGCTATGAAAAAGTCCCATCATCTAAATTTATTGATGTAATTTGCCTTTTAAGCCGGGTTGCTGTTAAAAAAGTTAATTTTAACAGTAAGGAAGTTACTAAAAACTGTTCAGACGAAATTCATGTTTCGGTACAAAGTCTGGTAAATTTATATGAATCATTTGTTTGTTCTCAGAAAATGCGTTTGATGTATGAACATTTATTACCTGCTTTCCGTATCCTGGGTAGTAAATATGAATCTCAAATTCATGAATTTGGCTATGGTATGGATAGCATTTTTAATAAATGTCATAAAGCTTTCTTACCTTTATTTGAAAAAATACCGGATTCTCCTGCCAAGGAATCAGCACGTGAATACCTCGCTAAATTGATGTAAACATTCAGGCTGAAGAGGTATTTTAATTTTCACTGAGTATTAGCCATGCTCTATAAAATTAAAGGTATGGCTAATTTGTTGTTAAAGATATTTCGCAATATTACAAACGATTTAAATCAGAATTATGAATATAAAATATAGTTTTATATTATTTAATTGTATTTTAAATTTCATAAAAGATTAAAAATATATTGGAAGATATTTGTTTATATTTATGATTATAAATAGATATTTATAATCTATTGGTATTAAAGCCGGCTTTTAGCCGGTTTTTTTTGAGGATTTGATGGAAGATTTATGAAAAATGTGGAATTGGTATTTCAATTACTTTATTCACTGCTGGATTTAAGATTTTTACCAGATAAATTACAAAGATGGTTGTTTGATACAGGTACAAGAGTGATTACTGTTACCAGTGCGCTGGTTATGATAGGTTTTGCTGGCATATTTATTTTAGGTGGCAGCGAAGTTTTTCATCTGAAACTGTATAAAGGTTTTTTGCTATTGCATCCTTTAACTCTGTCTGTGTTGCTGATAGGTGTGGCTTTAACACAGCTGGTTATTGCAATATTTAAGTCTAATCGATGCAGTGTATTGTCTGGATATTTGCTGATTTTTTCAGCATTGATATGGGCTGTAATTTCAGCTACTTTCTGGGCCTCTTATCCACCATTAACAACCGGAATGACAACTTATCCTGTGCTGGCTGTGGTATGTGCTCTGGCCGGGAGAAATTTGATCAACTACGCTAAACGGATTGAAGATTCTAAATATAAAGGACGATAAAGTATGGAGTTTTTAAAAGATGCTTTTTCCGTCTGTATTTTATTTGCGCTGGTAGGTGGGCTGGCTGGTTCTTTACTGGTTACAGATTACAAACGCTATGGTTGGTTTATGACAATTTTATTTGTCTTGTTGGGAATGATTTTTGCTGCGGCAATAACTGATTATTTTTTCCCACAGAATCATCCATGGCTTTTTGCCGGAGTTGGTGTATTTGCAGGAATGTCAACTACATCGTTTCTTGATGCATTTAAAGCTGCTGCACCGAAACTGGCACAACGCATAATGAATATTGTTAGTAAAAAAGCAGAAGAGTTTATTGGTAGTGATAAATCAACAAAAGATTAAATATAAATATAAATCAAGCGGCCTTTGGGCTGCTTTTTTTTGGGTGATAAATATGTATAAATTAAGTAACCGATCCTTACGGCGTTTGTATGGAGTCAATTGTAGCCTGGCCAACGTGGTAAAGCGGGCTATACAGATAACAAATCAGGATTTTATGATAACTGAAGGGGTGCGTTCGCGTGAGCAATGCTGTATTAATTATGGTAAGGGGCGAACGGCACAACAATGCAGCCAGAAAGGAATACCGGTAAAATATGCTCAGCCAAATTTAAGTAAGGTGACCTGGTTAAATAATCCTTATGCCAGTAAACATGTTACAGGCAAAGCTGTGGATCTGGTTCCATATCCTGTTGACTGGACTGATTTGAATAAATTCCAGACTATTGCTCTGGCAATGAAGCAAGCGGCTGCTGAACTTGGAGTGAAGATAATCTGGGGCGGAGACTGGAAAACCAATAAGGATTATCCTCATTTTGAAATTTTATAAATATTTTTATAATTATAGCGATAATTTATCTGATTTAAATTATTTTTTTGCTTTTTTCAAGCTAAAAAGATCAGATTAAATCAGTTGATTAAAGTCTTTTATATATAAAAATAATTATAAAACGATATATTTTTCTGGTAACAGTATGTCTATTTTTGTTTAATAATATAATTTTGATTATTAGTTTATTGGATAAAAGTCTAGCAAGATTAATTATATAATATATTTTTTAAATATTATTGACTAAATCATAAAATATGTTATAATTCTTAAAAATTAACAGGTATGCTTAACCTTAAACAGCTGATTACACAAGTTCCCGCAAGGGAGCTTTTTTGCATTTCAAAGAAATGAAACTTTATATTTATAATTTTTGACAGGTTGTAATATATAGATATTTAGAAATTAGAAAGAATTTGAAATAAAAATAGAAAGACTGGTGGAGGCGGGGGGAATCGAACCCCCGTCCGAAAGTCCTCTACAGAGCGATCTACATACTTAGTCTTGCCAACTTCGAATCTTATTCACAAACCGCCGACAGACAGGCTGTTTGTAAACCAGTTGCCATAAATCTTGTTTAATGTCAGACAACACGACATTAAACCAGCCAATGTAAATGTCGTTGCGGTGAGTTGCCTCACACGGCCCATTGGCGAACCGCTGCAACGTTTAGCCTTAAGCGGCTAAAGCGTAAGTTTCGTCGTTTGCGACTATATAAATTCAGTGTTTAACGGGAATCTGAGACCCCGGTATGCACGCATCTGCTTTGCAACCCCCGTCGAAACCAAGGTCGCCCCCAGATGGTCTGGCAATTATACTTTTTTTTGGTGATTTTGCATAGTTATCTATGATATCGGTTCTTTTCCCAGAAAAATAATCTTCACTTCCGAAGAAAATGATAAATTATTATCAATTGATGAGTTTAAAGAGCTTGGAATTTGAGTTTGAGAATCACATGCATGAATGTGTTGCTATGGTAAAATATTTTGCAAAAGCACCTCATACTTCTATTTGGAAAAAAGGCGCTAGAGTTAAAGGGTACACTAGTATTAAACTTGATACTGCTATAGCAACATTTAATAGTAACGGTAAATTTAAAGGTCATGCTGCAATTTATATTAGTCAAACAGCTACCGCTATTAATGTTTATGATTAATGGAATAGCGTACCTTTACATACTCGCCCGATCGAATTTAGTGGCTGGGGCTATCCTTCTAATGACGGGGATCAATTTTATATTATTGAATAAACAAAAAATGCGATATTATTTTCAGTCTATTTTCTTGGACTAGTTTCATTTAATTGCTTTGCCTAGCCTCTTGTTGTAGCCTGCCCGTCATCTTTTTCTGACGGACATGATGTTCATAAACTTATTGATGTCATGGTATATGATGGTCCAGTATGTATGAAAGCATCATTAGTACCTGAGTATAAAAAAAACAAAGAAGTATGGGTTCTGGATACATTAATGGATCCATCAGTAGTTTGTGCGTATGAGAAAATCCCTCATTACATTGTTCTTAATGCGAAGGGGGCAGCTTACTGTGAAAGAACAACGGCACCAGTACAGGTAAAATGTATGCCATAGCACATTTAGTGCAAACAGTTAACTCATATCGTAAGTTATTTGCCAGCTTTTTATGAAGTTACGGTACTGGCAATCTGATAATGCCAATTGATAGGATGAGTCTGGCTTATAAGAAAATAAAAAATCTATGATTTGTTTATTATTTCAACTGCGGTAAGGCTAGCAGTAATTACTGTATACATCAGCTAATTTTTCTTTATTTTGATTGATATACAATTTAATGAATACTTATTGATGTCCGGTTATTGATCCACTTTGAAAATATGTGCTGTTACAGAAATAAGGATTATTAAGAAGAAACTGGTTGCGATAGAAGTAATAAATTATCAGTAATAAGGTCATTGTTTTATAATTTGCATTATTTTGTCTGCAATGAGTGCTGTTATGTATGATGTCAATACTAATGATGTACGTCATTTTTTTGCGGATGTATGGCGTAAACGTCAGCAGCCGCAGTTGCTGGATGCGCTGCAACAAAAAGCGTTAAGAATTATTGCTGCACACTCTGAATATGCACCTTATCTGGAAAATATAGAGCAGTATTTAACCTGGGTATGGCTGCCTGAAGAAGGTGAAACTAATCCGTTTCTGCATTTATCTTTGCATTTGTCTGTACAGGAGCAGGTAGCGATAGATCAGCCTTTCGGGATTGCTGCTATTCATCAGCGTTTGTGTCAGCAGTATGCAGGCGACTGGGTAAAAGCGGAACACGATATGATAGAAGTTCTGGCTGAAACTTTATGGCAGGCGCAACGTTATGGTCAGGGGCTCGATGTTAATGATTATATGACACGTTTACGCAGTCTGGTCGGATTGGGGCAGGAAGATGAGGCTCGTTTAAACCCTCATGAAGTCGGAAAAATTTCTGATATACAAGCATGAATTGCTCAGGCTTTGATTATGGTTTATTGTTTTGTACATTTGTATCAGTTACCCATATTGTTGCAATGGGATTGATACGTGTATTTATTTTCAATAATCTTAAATCAGGGGATGAATATGTCTTTCTGGGCAAGTAATGCAAATGCTTTGCTGCTATTATTGTTTGTGGCTTTGGGTATTATCGGGCATAACCCTTCTGTAACCATTTCTGCACTGATTATTTTGCTGGTGCAGCAAACGCCTTTGCTTAAATATGCACCTGTACTGGAAAAATACGGTGTGCAACTGGGTATTATGTTACTTATGATAGGGGTACTGGCTCCTTTAATTACTGGTAAGGTTCAGCCTGCACAAATTGCAGCTCTGGTAACCAGTTGGAAAACCATGGCTGCCGTAGTGGTTGGTATAGTGGTGGCATGGCTGGGCGGACGCGGTGTTCATCTGATGCAGGTTAATCCGACCATTGTCACTGGTTTAATGATTGGCACAATTATTGGTGTGGCTTTTTTGCGCGGAGTACCGGTCGGACCTCTGATTGCGGCAGGATTGTTATCACTGATTTTATAGTAGCCGGATTGCGAAGTTCTTGCCAGAAAGATACGCTCTCGTTATAATGCGCGCAATTCCATTCTCACGGAGAGGTGGATGAGTGGTTGAAGTCGCACGCCTGGAAAGCGTGTATACGTGAATAGCGTATCGAGGGTTCGAATCCCTTCCTCTCCGCCAAATTATGATTAAAAGCTGCGAATGCAGCTTTTTTTATAGCTGTTATTTAAAATGCTTTTGTCATTTTAATGTTTATACTTTTTTGTATATTCATATTCTGAATGTCATCTTTGTTAAAGATGACAATTTGATTTTGTAAATATTTTATTGATTTTTTGCTGGCAGGTTTAAGCTGTAAACTGTTTAGTCGCAATATTTATTTCCCTCACAATTTTGATTGTGAGGGTTTTTTTGTGCCTGCCGGAATGTATGGAGAGTACTGGATGAATTTAACCCGTTCTGTTTTAAATGATGTGCAGACACATCTTCAGCAAGCATTGCCGAAATATTCAGTACAACTGATGCCTAATAGTTTAAAGAATTATCAGTTTGTTCATTCGCTGGGTACGGTCTTAATCGGTTATCAGCGCAGTAAATTTAAAAAGCCGCGCAGTACGGATCTGATTGTACAGGAGAGGCATTTGCAATTTCGTTTTATTGTTTTTGCACGTGCTTTGGATGGTGAAAACGGTGTTCTGGATTTACTCGATTCTTTACGTCTGGCATTAGTGGGATTCCAGCCTGAACATTGCCAGCAAATCCGATTGTTGAGTGAGCGCTTTCTGGGTGAGGTCGACGGAGTCTGGCAATACCAGTTACGCGCTCGCACCGAGACACTTCAGGTGGAGCAGCGTCCGGTGATTAATCAGCAAAATTTGGTCAAGTCTATACCAACTCGTGGTGAGATTAAGACCAGAGCTATTTCACATTCTGTAATTTCGAAGGAGTAAAAATCATCATGGCAGCAGCCTATTTGCATGGTGTTGAAACAATTCGTATTGATGGTGGCAGCAGTCCTGTCTATACCGTAGACGGGGCAATTACTGCAATTGTCGGTACCGGTATGTCTGGTCCGGTTAATGAGTTAACTGTATGTCAGACTGTTAAAGATTTCAGTCAGTTCGGTTTGCTGACTGGTGCAGGTTTCACTTTACCTGATGCGGCCAATATCTGGACTCGTTATCAGTCTGGTGTTGCTTATGTGGTGAATGTACTGGATCCGGATAAACATAAAACGGTCGTTGATTCTGAGTTACTGGTTATTGACGGTGATACGCTGACTGCGAAAACAGCCCATCCGGCTGTACAGGCAGGTTATACAGTTCTGGCTGGTAATCAGACATTATCCGAGGGTACTGACTATGCTTTAAATAATGAAACAGGTGAGCTGACTTTTGTTCAAATGCGTTCAGATGTATCTATTAGTTATACTTATCTTGATCCAAGTAAGGTAACTTCAAAGGATATTATCGGCGGTTACGAGGCAGCTACGGGTAAACGCAAAGGGATGGAACTGCTTACGGAAGGTTTTACCCGGCTGGGAGCAGATGCAAAAATTATTATTGTGCCTCAGTTTGATGCAGAAGCGACTGTGGCGGCAGCTATGGTTACTCTGGCTGATAAGCTTGAAGCTATTGCCTATATTGCTGCGCCGAAAGGAACAACGCTTACTCAGGCTGTTCAGGGGCGTGGTTCACTCGGTAGTATTAATTTCCAGACGTCTTCGGATCGGGCACAATTATTTTATCCCTATGTTACCGGTACCAGTGGTGAGCTGGAAAGTCTGGCTACTCATGCGGCCGGTTTACGGATGCGAACTGATGTTGAACAGGGTTATTGGTTCAGTATTTCCAATCGTGAACTGTCCGGTGTAACGGGTATGGAGGTTTCGCTGACTGCACGTATTGATGATCCGCAGGCAGAAACCAATCGTCTGAATGAAAAGGGTATTACGACGGTATTTAACAGTTATGGTACTGGTTTCCGCTTATGGGGTAACCGTCTGGCCTGTTTCCCGACAGTAACACATATTAAAAACTTTGAAACTGCACAGCGTACCGGCGATTTGATTAATGAATCAATTCGCCGCGCTCAGTTACAGTATATTGATTTGCCGATTGATGATGCGCTGATTGACAGCCTTCTGGGTACGGTGCGCACCTATCTGGGTACGCTGAAGAGTATTGTTGGTTTTAGTGTTAGCCTGGATTATGACTATGATCTGGCTGATGCTTTTAGTAAAGGGCAGGTACCAATTAAGTATGACTATACGCCTAAACTGCCTGCAGAACGTATCACTAATACCAGTGTGATGACCCGTACTTATCTGGCTAATTTGATTAGTAACCAGTCTGCCGCTTAGGAAAGAGTTATGACAGAATTTAATGCAATTTATAATGCCAATGTTTATGTTAATGGTAATAGTCAGTTAGGCCGTGCCAGTCAGTTTAAATTACCGGATATTTCTGTTGGTCAGACAGAAACTAAAGGTCTGGGTCTGGTGGGCTCAGTAAAACTGCCTAGCGGGATTGAGGCACTGGAAGGGGAAATCACCTGGAATAGTTTCTATCCGGATGTGTTTACAAAAGTATATAACCCTTTCAAAGCTTGTCAGTTAATGGTTCGTGCCAATGTGCAGGCATTTAATGCTTCCGGACTTGCAGCTGAGGCTCCGATGGTCGTGACTGTAATGGCAACTTTCAGCAAAAATCCGTTGGGAACTTATAAACCGAAAGAAAAAGCTGAATTCGCCAGCACTTTTCAGGCTACCGAAATTCATCAGACAGTAGCTGGTCGTGAAGTGTTGTATTACAACGCATTTACCAATCAGTACCGGGTAAATGGTGTGGATATGCTGGCGCAGATGCGTGCAAATATTGGTATGTAATTTTTATTTGTATTGATGTATTTGAATGCTCACTCTGATTACCGGAGTGAGCTTTTTTATGGTTGAAGTATTTTTATATGCTGAATTGATTCAGTAATTATTGATTAGTCGAGGAGTAAATATGGCACAAACTGAAGCGCAAAATCTGCAAGAACAATTGGGTACAGGCAAAGTAATTAAACTGGCGGAACCACTGCAAACACCAAGTGGTGCGATAACGGAGCTGACATTGCGCCGGGTACGGGTTAAAGATTTTAAACGTGCTGCAGAACAGTATCCTGATAATGCAGTATTACAGGAAGCTCAGTGTCTGGCTATGGCATCTGGTCTGCAAAGTGAAGATTTTGATGAGTTGTCATGGGAGGACTACACGCAGGTGCGTCAGTTTTGTCTGGGTACTCACTGATTGGGATAGTTTTTATCAGGCAGCTGCGGATTTAGCGTGGTGGTTTGGTTTTTCTCCGGCAGATATTGATGAAATGTCTCTGGAGGAAATTTTGCAATGGCAGCAACAGGCTAACCGGCAGATTAAAGCCAAATACAGCAAACTATAACTGGTTGCTGTCTGAAGTAACTGTGCTGTTAACTTGTTGTAAGCTTATAAGCGTGGTTATGAAGCGATAATAAGTTGACAGTCACAGTAATCGAAACAACAAATAATATAAATAAGTAGATTCCAATACAGTTAGGTAATTGGAGAAAAATATATTGGTGCCGTTATGGATAATGGATTCGTTTCTGATTTTGGTGAGGTGCACCGTTCTGTAAAGGCTTTTGGCTTTGCTATCAGTACAGCGACCCGGCATGTTGAGGAGATGGGAAAAGCTTTACAAGGTTTACATGGACAAATTCGCTCTATTGATAGTTTTTCAGCAGCGACGGCTAAAGCGGGTAATGCTCAGGATAAATTAACTCTGGCAATTGAAAGACAAAATAAGGTTCTGGAGCAGCGAACTAAAATCGGTAGTGAATTAAGCAAAACTAAGAGCACGCTGCAAGCTTTGATGAAACCGGCTGAAAAGTCTGTAAAAATTTATATGGAGCGCGAAACATCTGAAACCGGGCTGAAGCAGGCTATGATGCAAAATGATGGTAGATTAGGCGGATTTGATCAGATTAATGCCCGAACAGCACAGCTAAGCCTTGAGCAGCGGGGAAATAAAAATGATTTTACCAGTCTTGCCACTAATATGAAGATGGCTAATATGTCTGATGATTCGCTACTGCAGGGAGGTATGAAGTCAATAGCCAGTTTTAATGCATTATTCGGTAAAAAAATTGAAGATATTTCTGTTGCCAAAGGGCTGATGCAAACTTATAAGCTGAAAGATACTGAATTATCAGCCGGTCTGGACGCTGTACAGAAAATGGCTTATTCGACCGGAATGAGTTTGGAAGATATAGAAAAATTTCAAAGTGCTATGGTCTCTCCTCTGCAAAGGCTTCATCTGACCGGTTTACAGAACCAGCAAAAAATATATGCTTTAGAAGGTATGGCAATACAAGGCGGTATCAGTAAAGCTGTGGCCGCAGATGGGATGGAAGAATTTCTGAATAAGCTGGCGCAGGGACCTAAAGCTATGCATCTGGCTACGTCAGCTATGAATGCGGAAATGCGCCAGATGATGCAGAAATCCGGTGTAAAGTTTGATTTATTTAATAAAGACGGTTCACTTAAAGACATGCGTGTGGTTATTAGTGAGCTGGAAACGAATTTTAAAGCTGTTAAAACTAAGTATGGTGAACGCGCTGCACTGAATATGATGGATGCTGTGTTTGGCGGGAAGGGCGGACAAGTTGCTTCAGCCGCTGCTAAAGGTGGTCATGCCGGTTATCAGGCCATGCAAACTAAAATAAATCAGCAGCCTTCTCTTGATCAGCGAGCAGAACTGCAGACAAATACGCTGGCTGTCAGTATGGAAAATCTGCAAGATTCAGTTGCTGAGGTCGGGAATGCTTTTGGTGCTATTCTGGCACCGGAGATTAATACTTTCGCTCAGGTGGCTAAAGATGTGCTGCTTAATACTGTATTGCCTTTTATTCAGAAACATCCAACGCTGATTAAATCTGTAGTGGCTTTTGGTATTGGAATGGCAGGCTTACGGATGGTATTACTGACTGTTCGTTATGCGATTACTATGGTTACCGGTCCGCTGGCTGTTCTGCGTACTATTTTTGCCCGTTTTCAGGTGGCACGTGAGCTTAAGCAAAGTGGTTCTGTATTTAAGCGTCTTCGAACTGCAATTTCCTCAGTAGGAAAATCTGCAGGTTCATTGCGTCAGAAACTGATGTCTTTTGGCAGTAAGCTGTCCGGCATTGGAAAAAAGTTTGCTGTTTTTAGTAAAGGTCGTGCTGCATTAGGTTTATTGAAAAAAGCATTTGGTGCAATTGGTCGTGCAGCAATGGCTCCCATCAAAAAAATTGTGCAGTCTTTTGGTCTGATTTCTAAGGCGGTGAAACCTCTGTTTTCGGTTTTTTCGAATTTGGGGAAGGGGTTTAGTGTTTTAGGTAAAGGCAGGTTTGTACTTAATTTGCTGCGTCAGGGAATTATGGCAGTAGGCCGGGCCTTCTTGATGTCACCGATAGGTTGGGTTGCGCTGGCAATTGGTGTGGCCGCCTTATTGATTTATAAATATTGGCAGCCAATCAAGAAATTCTTTATTGGTTTATGGGATACGGTTAAGACCAAATTTGAAGCCGGTATGAATTTTTTCAGAGAATTACCTGCTAAATTCAGTGAATTCGGGCGCAATATTATTGATGGTCTGGTCCGAAGCTTTACTGAAGGTATCAGTAAAGCTGTTAATGCTGTAGGTGAGTTTGCCAGTAAAATTATTAATAAGGCTAAATCAGTATTGGGTATTAATTCCCCCAGCCGGGTATTTAAAAGTATAGGCAGCTCGCTGATGGAGGGAATGCATCTGGGAGTTGATCTCGGGGCGGATAAACCTGTTTCGGCGATAGGTCAGGTAGCTGAGCGTTTACAGCAGAAATTTAAAGCCGGTTCCGGAAAGCTGACTGCACAGTTAAATGAAAAAATGCAGTTAAATGCAGCAGAGTTTGCACAGAACCGTTATCCGGCCGGACATGATTCAAGTGCTGTGACCATTAATTTTAATCCAACGATTCAGGTTAATGGTAATGCTGACCGTTCAGTCATTCAGCAGGCACTTGCACTGAGCCAGCGTGAATTTGAACAGATGTACCGGCGCATGATGCAGGCAAAAGAATTGAGGAGTTACTGATGTATGCAATGCTAGGGGATATTCGCTTTGAAGTGCTGGATAGTTTCACTAGTTATGAAGAAACGCACAGTGCTGTTTTTGCCAAACATGATGTACTGGCCGGGCGACCGCGCCTGCAGGCTACCGGTAATGATTTGACTACGATACGTTTTGGTATGCTGCTGCATTGGAAACTGGCTAATCCGGATAATGCCTATAATGCGCTGATTAGTGCTAAAGAAGCGCAGCAGGCGCTGGCACTGGTGTTCGGTTCCGGGCGGTTTGCGGGCTGGTTTGTGATACAGCAATTAAGCAGTACAACTCTGATCCAGGATGCTAAAGGGCGTACGGCGGCGCGCGAAATTAGTGTTGAATTGCTTGAATTTGTTGGTGATCCGAATAATCCGTTACCAACACCGGGAATCATGACCGGACAGAATCCGCTGCTTGCTCTTTTACCGGAGTCGGTTAAAGGCGCGGTTAATAAAGTTTCCGCAGCGGTTCAGACTGGTGTGCGTATTTATCATTCTGTTGAACAGAATATTACTGATATTCAGAACCTGATTACGCGCGCGCGTACTGTTCAGCATAATACTGCGGGCTGGATGGGGTTGATTGCAGATGTATTGTCTATAGGTGGTCAGACTCTGGATAAACTGAATACTTTACCTGAGATTGGTGAATGGTTCGGAAATCTGGCCGGAGCAGCAGATTTTCTGTCTTACACGGGTCAGGCAGCCTGTCAGCTGCAAACATGTATTAATTTAATACAAACCGGTTACGATAGCGGAGAGTGGGGCGACTGGCTGAATACCAGTGAACAAGTGTTAGCAACGGTAGAAGACAGTATTGGAAATGCGACTGCAGGTACTCAGTCATTGACGGCGTGGCTGGCAGCAAGAAAAGATGAGGTCTGATTATGGTTGATTCAGTCTTGCAATATCAGACCAGTGAAGGGGATCGCTGGGATTTGATTGCACATAAATACTATGGTGATGCCACGATGATTGACAGGCTGATTGCGGCCAACCCGCATTTAGCGCTGGCTGAACAGTTTACGGCAAATCTGACTGTACTGATTCCGGTTATCCGGTCTGATACTCATGCTGCTCAGGAGGATATGCCACCATGGATGCGTTAAATATGCTAAAAGGATTATCCGGCTTAAGCAAAACACATCCGGTTACTATGCCGGATTTTATTATCGGATATGAAAAAAAAGACATTACATTAGCAATTAAGCCTTATCTTATCAGCATTAGTTATACGGATTATCTGGGTGAGCAATCAGATGAGCTGTCTGTGTCGTTTGAAGATACAGATGGCAGATGGTTGCGTAACTGGTATCCTGAACAGGGTGATTTGCTGTCGTTTTCACTAGGTGATCAGTTTACCGGTCTGGTGAATCTTGGTAATTTTGAGATTGCGGATATCGATTATGCATTTAAACCAAATGTGATTACTCTGAAAGCGCTTTCTACGGGAATTACTTCGGCCAGCCGGACTTTACAGCCTAAGGCGTATGAAAAAACCACTCTGGAAAAAATTGTACAGACAGTAGCCGCACGATTACAACTAGTGGTTAAAAATCCGATTGCCAAGCTGGAAATTGAACGTATCACACAGTATCAGGAAAGTGATGTTGAATTTCTGGCGCGACTAGCAAAACAGTTTGGCTATACTTTTAAAATTGTTGATAAGACTCTGGCTTTTATTGCTAATACGGAATTAACTGCACAGGAACCGGTACTGGTGTTGCTGCCAGAAGATATTGAGTCTGCCAGTTTTCGCGATCAGATCAAAGGCGTTCCTAATGAAGTTGTTGCTTCCGGCTACGACCCTAAGGCTAAACAAGTACGTACGGTTAAGCGTAAAGGACAGCCGTTACGCCCGCAAAGTAAACAGGGGGCAAGCGGTGACCAGCTGAAAATTGTGGCCAATAAAGGGGAATCACAGCAGCAATTAGCTGCACGTGCAGATGCTGCATTGGCCGATGCACGCAAGTGTCAGGTAACCGGTAGTCTGGATCTTTTTGGCAATGTCAAGCTGGTAGCCGGTCAGATTATTCGTCTGAGCGGTTATGGCAAAATGTCGGGAAATTACCAGATTAAGCAGGCAAGCCATAATTTGAGCCGCAGTTCAGGTTATGTAACGTCTCTGGAAATAAATATGATTGAATATATTGCTGATGACGCAGATGGTGATACGCATGCAGAAACTGTATGAATTTGGTGCGACTTTACAGTTTGGTATTGTTGAATCCATAGATGCCGGACGGCATATGCTTAAAGTCAGTTTACCGGCATTAGAAAATATTCAGACTGACTGGCTGCCAATGCTGACTGCTGCTGCAGGCGGAAACAGTTTTTATTCACTGCCTGACAGAGGAGAGCTGGTCGCCTGTATTCTGGATGCACGGGGAGAAAATGGTGTGGTTTTGGGAGCCTTATACAATCAGGCAGATAGCACACCGGTAAATAATAATAATGTCTGGATGAAAAAATTCAGTAATGGTACGGTGATCAGCCATAATCGCAATAGTGGTGAAGTATGTGTTCAGACTGGCGGAGCAGTAATTGTAGAAGCAAATACGGTACTGGTTAAAGCAGGTGATATTACTCTTGATGCACCTACTACTACTGCTACAGGCAGCTTACTGGTACAAGGGCAACTGACCTATCAGGGCGGAATGGCCGGTTCCGGCGGTGGTGGTACGGCAGCCTCAATAACCGGCACAATTAAAGTTGAAGGCGGAGATGTATTAGCCGATGGTAAAAGTCTTAAGAGTCATACTCATCCTGATCTGACTTCAGGTGGAAATACGGGCAAACCAAACTGATAATCTGCGAAACGCTCTGCTAATTCTTATTTTTTATATCCCTGTTCATTCTGACAGGGATTTTTATTTTTGGAAAACCGCTATGACCATAACACCGCGTACCCGCCACTGGCAGCTAGCGCCACTGGATAGTGGCTGCGATATTGTTACCGGTATTGATGATATTAATCAATGTATTTTGAATATTTTAATAACCCGTAAAGGGACAGATGTAACCCGGCCGACTTTTGGTTCAGACCATCTGGACTATCTGGATACACCAGAAGATGTCTTTATTCCGGGTGTAACCCGTGAAGTGATTCTCGCTATTCAAACCTGGGAAAAGCGTGTGGTAGTGGAACAGGTCACTTTTACTGGTCACGCACCTGAACTGACGATAACTGTTCATTGGCGGATCGCAGAAGAGGTAGCCGGTGAAATTTATCAAACAAATATTGGGTTGGTACAAAAATGACAGATTTAACTAAGCTTTCACGAACAGATGTAAAAATAGTTGAAGACGATCTGGCAACGATTCTGGCCGATACCATAAATGATTATCAGAATCGTACCGGCAAAACATTACAGCCGGCGCATATTGAACGCTTACTGATTAATACTTATGCCTATCGCGAGGCATTAACCCGCCAGCAGATAAACGAGGCCTATAGGCAGCAACATGTACGTTTTGCTACCGGCCTGATGCTGGATTTATGTGGTGATGATGTTAATACTCCGCGATTACAGGCTCAGCCGGCACAAACAACCCTGTGTTTTCAGGCTGCTCTAAAAGGTAAAGAGCAGATTATGATTCCGAAAGGGACCAGAGTGACTGTAGATTCGCTGATATTTGCCACTACCGCAGCAGGCATGCTTACTGCAACCACTCCCAGCATTGAGCTCAATGCTGTCTGTCAGACATCGGGAATCATAGGAAATGGCTGGTCAGCAGGCCAGATTAATACTTTAGCCGATCATTTGACCGATATTGCTGAGATTAAGGTCAGCAATGTTACAACATCAGGAGGCGGCATAGATATTGAAAGTGATGATGCTTATCGGGTACGTATTCTGCTTGCACCTGAATCATTTTCAGTTGCCGGGCCCGTAGGAGCTTATGAATATTTTGCCAGACAGGTAAGTCAGGACATCATAGATGTCTATGTAAGCAATGATACTGATAAACAAGGTAAACCCTTGGGAGGTGTTGTTGCAGTGACTTTGCTTACAAAAACCGGTTTGCCCTCAGCAGAACTTGTTAATCAGGTTCAGACAGCTTTGTCTGATGAGCGGGTACGCCCACTATGTGATCAGGTGATTGTACGGGCTCCGAAAACGTTTACTTATCAGGTAAATGCAATATTAACTTTGTATATAGGCACTGACGCAAGAGCTGTACTTGCAGCTGTTCGAGCTGCTTGGCAGCAATATCAGATTAGTCAGGAGCAACGTCTCGGAGTAGATGTAGTCCCGTTAGTTATACAGTCATTATTAAAAGTTGATGGTGTTTATAACGTTGCCACACCGGATTTAGTGCTGACTAAGGTTGCTGCTGATACATGGGCACACTGTACTGATCTGACCCTGAGCATAGCGGAGGAGGCAGTGGATGGCTAAGCTGACCTATGCAGCAGTAATTGAGCGTGATCAGCGGATGCGGGCACTGGCTGCTCTGGGATTACGTCTTGATTTGGTGTCTACACCACAGCTTATGCCCCGGCTAGTAGAGCTGGTATTGGCTGATCATCTTGAACTTCTGGCTGAAAGCCATTGTATTCTCGGAGTAAACGGATACTGGCTGGCCGAAAGCGATCAGGCCAAACGGCAATTGATTAAAGGTGCATACGAGCTTCATCGCAATAAAGGAACACCCTGGTCGTTACGAGAGATTGTCCGCCGCCTCGGCTTTGGTGAAATAACGATTATTGAAGGGCTTAATCACCAGCGGCACAACGGTAATATTCAGCGCGATGGTATGTATGTACGCGGACATAATAGTTACTGGGCGCATTACCGTATTTTACTGAATCACCCAATTACCAATCAACAGGCAGCTTTATTACGTCAAACTCTGGCTGCTTTTGCTCCGGCACGCTGTGTGCTTTCCAGTCTCGACTATACTGCTGTACCACTACAGCATAACGGACAGGCACAGCGGGATGGCTCATTTAACAAAGGAACTGCTTAATGGCAAATTTAAAAGAATCTTCATTCTGGGAAGAAGGTATTTATCAATGGGAAACATCCGATCCGGTATTGGGCGGGGAAAATGGTATCGATAATGTACCGACACGCCAATTGGCCAATCGAACCAAATGGCTGAAAGACAATAAACTGGATAAATCAGCTACAGCTGCCAGCGCAGATTTGGCTAAAAAAGCACAGGTAGCTGACAAACTTAGCAAAGCCAGAAATGTGGGTGGGGTCGCATTTGATGGTTCAGCGGATATTAATTTACCCGGAGTAAATAAGCCCGGAAATCAGGATACATCGGGAAATGCGGCTACAGCCTCGTATGCGGCTCAGATAGCTGCAAGAAAAATTGGTGGAGTTATATTTAATGCCAAAACAGATATAGATTTACCAGGTGTCAATATCAAGGGTAATCAGGATACATCTGGTAATGCTGCTACTGCAACTAAATTGCAGGCGGCCTGTAAAATTGGTGATGTGCAATTTGATGGTACAGCGGATATTGATTTACCCGGAGTAAATAAACCCGGTAATCAGAATACATCCGGTAACGCAGCTACTGCCTCATACGCGGCTCAGATAGCTGCAAGAAAAATTGGTGGAGTTATATTTAATGCCAAAACAGATATAGATTTACCGGGTGTCAATATTAAAGGTAATCAGGATACATCTGGTAATGCAGCTACAGCTACCAGATTGCAAACAATATGTACAATAAATGGTGTGCCATTTGATGGCAATACCAATATTAATACTACGCCAGCCGGAGCTGTACAGTTTTTTGCTATGGATACTGCGCCAGTCGGCTGGTTAAAAGCTAATGGTGCAGCTTTATCACGTACTACATATGCAAATCTGTTTGCTGCAATTGGCACACGCTTCGGTGAGGGGGATGGCTCAACAACGTTTAATTTACCGGATTTACGTGGTCTATTTTTGCGAGGATGGGATGATGGGCGAGGTTTAGATAAAAACCGTGAATTAGGAAGTTGGCAAATAGATGGAACTATATCAGATAAAGATAAAGATAAAGATAAGGTAATAATACATAGATCTATAGGATATTCAAATGAATATAACAATAAAGTACTGATAGAACAAAACAATCTTAAACAGGAAACAATATATAAAACAAATATGGCATCAACAGCCGCATTTGGTTCTGAGAGACCCATTGATCTTAATCGTCAATCTGAAGTACGCCCATTGAATGTTGCATTATTAGCCTGCATTAAAATTTAAGGAATGAAAATGGAAATACAAGCAAAAACTATTCCTGTATGCCAGTTAGACGAAAATAATTATTTTGTTGGAATGACTATCGCTGACTTAGATCCTCTGGCAAATAATGGTCATTATTTAATTCCCGCATTATGTATTCAGACTGAACAGCCGGAATTCAAACATGGATATGTTGCTCAATGGACGGGTAAAACATGGAACTATATTGAAGATCATCGCGGAGAAACCGTTTATAGTAAGAAAACCGGAGAGGTGTTTGTAATCAATGAATTGGGCATATTGCCAGCAACTGTAACTACAATACCTTGTCCTGATATTTACCATCAATGGTCTGATAAAACAAATAACTGGATAGAAAAAGCGGATGCTGAACAGTTACGCTTGCAGGATAAACGTAACAATGCCGGTTCATTATCCCGCACACAAATGCTTTCTCAATTGGAAATCACTCTGGGGAAAAATAAAGAAGCATTAGTGAAAGATGCAGAAAATGTGTTAAAGGGAATCGATTTAATCAAGATTCGTAATTACATTCTGGAAACTCAGTTTTTTGCTTTAAGCGATGATAATTGGTGGAAATATTTAACTGACGTTTTGCATCTGGGTGAAAAGCAAATATTTGATATATGGAATGAAGCCAGTAATATTTAA